CTTTATTACTTGGCTAATCAAATGGCAGTGTATCCACCCAAAAGACCTAGATCAATGAATTTTAGAAGTGTAAGACAAAGAAAGGGTTTCTTTGCAAAATTAAGAAGTGGGACAATAAAGGTTCCATACAGAAGAACAGGAACATTGGGAAGGTTATGGACAAGTGCAAAACCAAAAATGGATTTTAGGAAGAAAAGTTTTATTGGTGAAATAGGAAATGCAACACCTTATGGTCAGTTTGTTCAAGATAATAATTTTCAAGCATTATACCATCAAGGTAATTGGCAAACTGATATAGAAGTTTTAGAACGATCAACTAATAATATTGTTCGTTTCTTTGAACAGGAATTTGGAGGTTAAAAAGTGAAATGAGTTTAGATGAAAAAGTAAGAATTATTAGACAATATGCAGAAAAGTATTTACGTTTAATGATGGGTATGCAAGATATGTATTATACGTGTTGTGTTGTAGCAGTGTTTGATGAATACATAATTGCATTATACAATGATGATTATTATAAGATTAATTATACGTTTGATGAAACTACAGAAGAAGTAAGTTTTGCTAACCAAAGTGAATGGGTAGAAGTTGAACAAACTTGGATTGAAACTACTAAATCAATTTGGTACGATACAAAAGCAGTATGGACTACTGCATACATTAATGATCTTCCAGATAGTTCATTTTTATTTATCAGTAAAGAGCAAGCAACAGGTAAAGATGATGAAGGTAAAACAGAACCAAGATCAGCAAGGTATTTCCCGTATAAAGATTCAGAAGGTAATATAGATTTACCACATTTGAGAAATGCTATTGCAAGAATTCCACAGGCAAAAGCACCTGATTTATCACAAGCAACAAAAGCCAGATTGCAAGAAAAAGCAAAAACCATTTTGGAAAGTGAAAACAAATCTTTTGTTTCTTTTGGAAATGATGTAATTAAGACAAGTGTTGATGGGAATCTTGGGACTGTAAGTGCATATGGAATTAGATTTTCTGATGATAATGAAAAAGATTTAACAGGTGATTATTTTACCAAAAATACAGATTATGGGTTTTTAAATGGTGACGGTGTTGCAGCTACATTAAATCATCGTATTCCACTAAAAACTAAATATACCACAAAGAAAGAAGCAAAAGCTTTAACTGATTTTTCCAAAAGGATATTTAGTAAACCAGTAAAAGCAGTTAAAGATGATGTTGGTATTTTGGTAGAGCATGTTTTAGATTTATCTGATGAATATGAAAAAGTTATTTTTGAATTAGCTAATCAAGGAAAGTTTAGGTGGAGTAGTGGATCAGCTAATCACATGGTTGATAAGGCTGAAGATGGTAAGATTAAAACTTGGCATATTGTAGAATGGGCATATACTCCAATGGCTGCTGAACCAAGATTACCGACAATTGCACCAATTAAAAGTGCAGATGAATTGGTTATTATTGGGAATGAAAAAGGTGAAGTGTATGCAAACGTTAAAACCGAAATTGTTAATGGAGAAAATGAAATGGATTACAGTGAACTGGAAAAACGAATTAATACATTAGAAGAAAATTTTACTAAGAGTGTTGAAAAGATTGTTACTATTGCAGAAGGAATGAATTCAAAGAGTAAAGCAGGTTATATCACTGATGAAGGTGGTAAAGCTGATCCTGATGTTAAGTCTTTTGGTGATTTTCTTTTGGCAGTAAAGCGTAAAGATATTCAGCGATTGCGGACTGTTTATAAGTCTACTAAAGACATGAGTATTGAAGATGGTGCAACAGGTGGTTATTTGGTTCCACCGGAACATGAAGAAACACTTTTGAAACTTGCACAAGCTAACAATCAGATTGTCAATCGTGTTAGACATGTTCCCGTCAAAAGGGATAGTGGCACATGGCCTGCTCTAGATCAGTTTATTACGCCAACTGCTGGTAGTGGGCAAACTGCATTAGCAGGGAATGTTAAAGCTACTACAAAAGCAGCAGGTTCTACATTGGATAAAACTGATCCTAAGTTTACCATGTTGGAATGGCGATTGTATAAAGAAGGGGGTTACACCGAAGTTGACAACGAATTGGTTGAAGATTCACCAGAAGCCATTGAAGCTTTGCTAAGTGGTTTGTTTGCTATTGCGATTGGTGCAAAGATGGAACGTCACATTTTGCGTGGTTCTGGTGTAGGTGAACCATTGGGAATCTTGAATGCTCCATGTTTGGTTACAGTTGCAGCTAATTTGACTAATACCTTTAAATGGGTAGATGTTGCCAAAGTGTTTTCCCGTTTCTTATCAGCAGGTGGAACACCAGTTTGGATTACTCATCCTGGTAGTTGGGAAGATATTTTGACTATGGAAATTGGGACAGGTGGAGCGAGTGCTTGGGTTGCAAATATGGCAGGTGGACAGGGCAATCAATTAAATGGTTATTCTATCCTTACTTCTGAACATATGCCACAACCTAACAATGACGGTCATACACTTTTGGCTGATCTTGGTGCATATCTTTTGTTTGAGCGTAAAGGTTTGACGATTGCTTATAGTGAACATGCTGCATTTACCAGTGATCAAGCTACTTGGAGATTTACCCAACGTGCTACTGGTATGCCCTGGTTAAAGAATAGAATTACTTTGGCTGATCCGCAAGGTTCCTATTATGTTAGTCCTTTTGTTGCAGTTAATAACACCTAGTTTAAGTTTTTGGGAGAAAATGTAATGGAAAAATTAAGTGAAATGTTTGCATTGGTGGGAACTGTTGATCCTGATGCTTACGGGACAGGTGATCAAACCACTGATGTTATCGATATGAAGGGTAAGAAAAGTGTTTTGTTTGTAGTGTCTGTTGGTGATATTGCTTCTACTGGTAAAGTTGATTTTGGGGTTTATGGTGACACAGCTAGTAATGGTTCTTTTGCTACACTTGTTACTTCTAAATCAATTACTCAATTGACGCAAGCTGGAACAGATAGTGATAAACAGGCATTGGTTGAAGTTACTGCACAGGAAGTTGCAGAACAGGGATTTCGTTATGTTCGGGGCAAAATGACGCTAACCACAGCAGGTGCAGATAGTGTTGTTTTGGTGTTTGCTTCCCATCTTGATTATCGTCCAGCAAGTGAATATGATTTAGCTAGTGTTGATGAAATCGTTTCTTGATGACAACAATATATTTACCTTTTGTTTTTAATAATAATCCAAACAATGTTTTGGATTTAACCAATCTATTCATTAATGATCCTGAACAGAATAGAATAAATATTATTTGTGATAATATTTTATCTAGAGTAGCAATGTTACATGCAGAAGATATGGCAAACAGAAATTATTATTCACATGTAACACCAGAAGGTGTAACACCTAATCAGTGGGTAAGAATAGAAGGTTATGTATTGCCGTCTAATTATAGTAATGGGAACAATATAGAATCTATTAATGCAGGAAGAAGTAATGTAAATGATGTTTGGCAATCTTGGAAAGATTCACCGCCACATAGAGATCATGTATTAGGAATTGGATTTTTCCAAAACCAAAATCATTATGGAATTGGTTATGCTCATAATGAAAATAGTTTATATTTGGATTATTGGGTATTGATAACTGCACCATAAGAAAGGATCATGCAATGGCATTTTTAGAAGTTGTTACCAGATGTTATAAAAGACCAAAAACGTTAAAACGTAATATTGCAAGTTTGAAAAGACAAACAGATAAAGATTATACCCAAATGCTTTTGGTAGATGATGTTGGAATTGGAGTAGCAAAAGCAAATAGACAATTACATACAATTGCTAAAGATTTAACTGGTGATTATATTTTAATTTTGGATGATGATGATATTATCGAATATCCATATATGATAGAAGATTTAAAGATAGGATGTAATATATTTAATCCAGCGTTAATTATAGTTAAGTTTTATTGTACGAATTATGGAATATTGCCACCTGATGAAATGTGGTATAAAAAACCAGAATTAGCTAAAATTAGTATGTCAAGTTTTATAACGAGAAAAGATATATACCAAAAATATTCTGATTATTTCCATGAAGCTACTGCTGCTGATTGGAACTTTGTTACTAATGTATATGATTATGAAAAAGATTATATATTTTGGTGGAATAAAGTAATAGGTAGAACATTGCAAAAAGGATATGGTCAAAGTGAATAATCCAAAAATTGCAATAGTATCTTGTGTTTGGAATAGACAAGAAAGATTAGAATATACATTAACACAATTATCAAAACAAACTAATAAAGATTTTCATTTATATTTAATTAGCAATAACAATAAACTGCATAGTTTTGTAGAAGAAAAAATGAATAACAAGTGGGATTATACTATTGTTCCTATTTATAATTCTAGGAATTATGGCCCATATGCAAGATCACAAACTATGTATAAATTAGGTAAACAATATGAATATTATTTAACATTAGATGATGATGCATTATTCGATAATAGATTTATTGAACAGTGGTATAATTATTTAGAACCAAATAAAGTTAAAGGTTGGAATGGGTTTAATTTTATAAAAGGTGAGAATTATTGGACAAGAAAACAAGTTGATTATTTCGATAATTGTCATTATATTTGGGGTAGTAATTTATTAATTCCAAATAGTATTATTGATAATGATTTTGTTTTATTACCTGAAAGATATTGGAATTGTGATGATTTATTTATTTGTTATTATGCTAATTCAGTTAAAAAAATGGAATTACAAAAAGTAAGAATAGAGAATTTTAGTATTAATATTGATGGTAAAGATACTTATATTTCACAACAAAATATCAAAATTGAATTCTTAGAATTACTTAGAAAAAAAGGATGGAATGTGTAATATGCACAAAGAAGCTTATAACCAAATGAATTATTTATTAAACTTTTACAAACAAGATTATGCTAATGTTTTAGATGTTGGTAGTTTTGATGTAAATGGTAATTATAGAAATCATGTAGAAAGCAGGAATTGGAAATACACAGGATTGGATTTAGTACCAGGTAAGAACGTTGACGTTGTTGCATTTACACCGTATTCATATCAATTTGAAGATGATACATTTGATATTGTTATGAGCGGATCGACAATGGAACATGTAAAGAATTTGCAGTTATGGGTAAGTGAATTAACCAGAGTGTTAAAGCCAAATGGAATGTTGGCTATTATTACACATACACAATGGTCTTATCATCCCCATCCTGTTGATTGTTGGCGGATTATGCCAGATGGATTTAGATATTTATTTGATATGACAGGTTATTTATATAACTATCAAATTGATATGTATTGTTCTACAGACATTTCAGCAATTGCTTTTAAAAAGGTGATATAATGAAAATATTGATTTATGTTCCACTTGCACCAAATAGGCCACGCATCTATGCACGAACAATTACCAGTTTATTTACATTAAATTATAAACCATATGTTGATATAGTTTTTGGTAAACAAGATGAAATTATAACATCAGATTTTAACCATGATAACAAATACGCTAATATTCGTGATAAACATAATCACGCTAGAGATTTAGTATTAAGTAATGATTATGATGCGGTGTTATTTGTAGAAAATGATATGATCATTCCTGAAGATACATTAGAAAAGTTATTAGAAGTTAATGCAGATGTTGCTTACGGTTTATATATTTCTAGGCATGGTTGGCGAAGGTGGTTAGCATTTAAATCTATAAGTGATATAGCAGGGGTTTCATTTAGTAATGATCCACAATATGCAAAGCAACAATGGGGAAATGTAGTAACTACAGAAGGTGTAGGAATGGGCTGTACATTAGTTAAAAGAAATGTTTTAGAAAGAATTTCTTTTAGGACTCATCCTGAAAATTTAGTAGCAGATGATTGGATGTTTGCAGTAGATTGCAAAGATAATGGATTTACACAGAAGCATCATTTAGGTGTTGTTTGTGGACATATAACACCTACAGGTGAAATACTTTGGCCCACTAATACAAATGATACTTTGCATATGGTTGACTTTTTGGATACTTCAAACATGGTTTTATTAGATAGAGATAATCCATTAGTTTTAGATGTTGGAAGAAACGGAATAGTTGTTAATAAGGTGATATAATGGCATATATAACACTTGCAGAAATGAAAAGTTATTTAGGAATTGAAACATCTAATACAGCAGATGATACATTAATCCAGCAAAATATAGATTCTGCTAAAAAATTAATTGAATTAAGAACAGATAAAATATTTGATGCATCTTCAGATACAACAAGATATTTTAATGCAATGGATGATATTGATTATAGCACAAGGATTTTATATTTAAGGGATTGGCTTGCAGCAGTCCCAACAACTTTAACAAATGGTGACGGTATTGTAATACCAAGTAACCAATTTGTAATGGGATTGAATAGGAATAAAGGGCCATATTCTATAATTCAATTGAAGATGAATGCAGATAGTTTCTGGACATTTGATAATACACCAGAAGATGCAATAAGCATTTTGGGAAAATGGGGATATTCAACAACTGCACCTGATGATATTAAACAATTAAATTTTAGGATTGCAGCGTTTTTCTATAGACAAAAAGACGCCCAAGTTTTTGATCAAACTGTTACAAGTGAATTAGGATCAATCAGAATTAAACCGCAATTGCCGAAAGATATAGAAGATATGTTAATGACATATCAAAGGTTAATTGTATGATAAGTGATACTATACAAGCGTTACAGACATTACATAAAACTATTCCAAGTGTTAATTATGCACCAACTAAATATCCAAGTGCATTAAATAGTTCACAGATGGTTACAGTTTTGGTATTTCCACAATCAGGATCAACAGAAGCTTTAACCAGTAAGGGAATACTAAAGAAAACAGAAAGGATATATTCAGTAAGGGTATTTATAGAACCTGTTGGACAAAACACTTATGATGCACCAATCCAAAAAGGTATGGATTTATTAGATTCATTTTTGGAATATTACATTAATAATCAGGAACTTATAGAAGGGTATGTAAATATTAGATCAGTTAATGATTCTGGTGTGATTTCAGGTGGAGAATTAGCAGCAATTGTAGGATTAACATTTGGAGATAATACTTATAGGGGTTTTGTTTGTAATTTAAATATAACTGAGGTTATCACATGAATACATATAAAGTAAAAAGAGTAATAGCGTTTTCCAATGAAACAACTTGGGAACCTGATTTGTTAGTAACAATTGAATACAGTGCTTTTGTTAAACTAATGCTAGATGCAGATGCATTAGAATTGGTGTTAGATGAAGGGAAGAAAGAAGTTATACCTGAATTAACTGAAACGGTAAAACCTGAACTTAATAAAGGAAAATCTAAAAATGTCAGAAACAATGAATGATGATTTTGATGGAGCAACAAAAATTTATAATTCACTGGTTAATTTACTATTTTTGATGAAAGATTATAAACCGAAGGATCGTAGTGATGTAGATCGATTGTATGCATTAGCAATTTCAGATTTAGAAAAAATTGTTGGTTATTGGTTGGGATTGATAATGCTCAAACGGGGAAATTTAGAATGGCGACACTAACAGTATTAAAACCAACATATGCAGGAAATACACTTTCTTTTGCCAATGCAGATGCAGGTGGGGATAGATTTATAAATAATGGTAGAACGTTTGTATTTATTAAGAATGATGATGCAGGTTCAATAACAGTTACAATAGACGCAACATCAGATGCAGGATTGTCATATGTTGATCCTACAAAAGTTGTTGCGGCAGGTTCCATAGCTGTATTTGGCCCTTTTGTACCAAGACAGTTTAGTGATTTAGATGGTTATATAAATGTTACCTATACTGCTGCTACCAATATAAAGGTATTAGCAATAGGCATGTAATGGAGAATTTGTAAAATGGCACAAACAACGGGAAGTAAAGCGAAAAGTAGTTTTAAAGCAGAAGTTTCTATTAATGGTTCAAGTTGGTCTGATATTAGTGGGAGTGCAACACAGGTTACACCTTCAGGTGGAGATCAGTTAACTGGTGTTACTCATGTTGCAAGTGATAATGCTCCAATTGTTACAAACGGTAATAAGGTAGATGCTATTACACTTGAAGTTAATATTGTTTATACTGAAGTTACTGGTGAGGCATGGCAGATTGTAGGTGATAGATATGTTGGAACTGATAAAACGGTTTATTTCCGTTACAGTCCTAAAGGTGGTGCAACTGGACAAAAGCGTTATACATGTGCAAACGATGCAGGGCAAGCTATTGCAGTCCCTATTGTGAATTGTATTCCGCCAGAAGGTGACGCAAATAGCGGTGATCCTTTGACTACTACTTTTACTTTGTTAACACCAAAATTCCTTATTGAAACGATTGGAACCTAATAATTAAAAGGGAGATTTTACAATGGCTAATGAAAATGTAAATGTTACAATGCTTAAAACTGATGTAGCAAATATCACTATTAATCCAGATTTGTTACTTTGGTCAGATATGTTAGAAATGACAGAAGTGCAAGAAAAAGTTGAAAAAGGTGAAATGACACAAAGAGAACAATTGGCTTTCTTATCTGGACTATTATCTAAGATGACAGGTTTGGATATGTCAAAACAACCTGCAAGGGTAGTAACTGCTTTAATTGAAGAATTGGGAAATATTGCAGGTAATGAAGAAAGAAAAAACTAAGAAATAGGATGATCATATATTTGTGGACTCCACAAGTATCTGATTGTCCTGTTCCATATGTTAACATGAGATTTTACAAAGAATTCGGTTGGACACCTAAAGAGTTAAAGGAACAAAATGCAAACGATATTTTAGATATATTAACTATTTGGGAAGCTGAAAATTATGTAAATAACACGAAGGGAAAGAGTAAACAATGATTTATCTTTCTCTTTTTTTATAATGAAAAAAGAGAAAATAATATGGCTGGTGAAATTAAACTAAAAATTAAAGGTGAAGATTTAGCTTCTAATGTTATTAAAGACATTACAGGTAATTTAGATCACCTTTCCAAAAAAGCTAATGATTTAAATAAACAGGTTATTGGGCCACTTAACAATGCATTGGGTGCAGGAATGAAAGTTGCAGCAGGGATTGGTGCAGCGGCCCTGGGAACTTTGTTTGGAAGTTGCCAGTCAGAAAGTTCAACGCCTGGGATATCCGCAGTATTAGACCCAATGATGCCGAAACCA